GAAATTGGAAAAAGTCATTTAGACTGTCGGAATACACCGAAGTAACTGGAGCAGATCTAACGGATGGAATCTTGACTGTCGGACTTGAAGTAGTCCTTCCGGAAGAAAAGCGGCCTCGTAAAATTTCAATTGGAAAAAACGAGGAACTAACAAATGACAACAATAGCTCTCAATTACTCCAAGAGTCTTCTTGAAGGACTCATTGGTAGTGTAAAGAAATCTCTTCAAGGTATTATGATTGGCATGATGATTGCTCGCCAAACACAAGCTAATCAACAGGTTGCAGAACAAATCTCTAAGTACGAGTACAATGGCGAAAACTATTGGCAAATCCTGCACGAACTCAATGCTGCTACTATCAATTCTATTGAGAAAGAGTTTAAGCAATGAGTAAATTTAAAACGTGGTGGACTAACCTATGGATGGATCCTTATACAAAGTATCTTTCACAAGCAACTGACCATGTAGATCTAGAACAAAGACTACGCACACTGCAAAGAAAAGGGATCTGGATTTAATGTGGCCATACACCGAAGAAGAAGTTGAAGCTTTAAACTAAATAAATAAAAGGGTGGAGGATTATTCTGCCCTTTTATTCTAGGAGGTATCTATGGCTAAATGCAATAAGTGCGGTCATTCATGTCACTGCAAAAGTGGAGAATGTAAAGAATGCGTTAACGACGTGTGCTATGACTGCAACTGTAATAACGAAAAAGATATACCCGACTCATTCACAAGAAGGAATTAATTATGAATATCGATCAACTTAGACAAGAAATTGCAGAAGATGAAGGAGTAAAATATGAGATCTATCTCGATCATCTCGGCCTTCCTACTTTTGGCATTGGTCATCTGGTTAGGGACGACGATCCGGAAAGGGGCGAACCCGTCGGAACACCTGTCTCAGAAGACAGAGTCAACGAATGCTTTGACACAGACGTCGAAATCGTACTGTCTGACTGCGAAACCCTCTATCCCGACTATTATGAATTGCCGGAAGAAGTCCAACTAATTATCGCTAACATGATGTTTAACATGGGTAGACCACGTTTATCAAAATTTCAAGGCATGAAACGTGGAGTTGATAATAGAGATTGGGAATCAGCAGCTGACGAAATGGTAGACTCTCGTTGGTATAAGCAAGTCACAAATAGAGCAGACCGACTCGTTGAAAGAATGCGAGCCGTAACTATTTCTGAGATTCCTGTATGATTGAGCTGACACCATCAGCAAAAGAGTATATGGAAAAACTCGTCAAGGATAACAAAAGCAGGTATATTCTACTATCTGTTAAAGGCGGCGGGTGCTCAGGCTTTACGTATGACTGGAGTCTCTCAGATATGAGAGGCTTTGGTCCAACTATCGATAATATTCTTTGTATCGATGACATGGCAGAAATGTTTGTAGCCGGATGTACGGTCGACTACGTTAGTGAACTAGGTGGATCCTATCTCAAGGTTATTAATCCAAACGCGACAGCCTCCTGTGGTTGTGGCGAAAGTTTTGCAGTTTAGTGGTTTACAAACTCTAAAAACTATGGTATAATATATCTTGAAGTTGGAGGTTTTATTATGTCTTTTTATACGTCTGTCGTACGTTACGGCAACTCTATTCTATATCGTGGCTACAACGAGCACGGTAAAAAAATCTATAAACGCGAAAAGAATTTCAAGCCTGTGTTCTTTACTGCATGTCAAAAAGAAACAGGCTGGACGTCTCTCGATGGTCTTAACATCGCGCCAATCGAGATGGACAACATGCGCCATGCTAAGCAGTGGTTAGAAGAAAACAGCGATGTATCCGGCCGGAAAATCTTTGGCAGTAAGAATTATATTCATCAATATATTAGTCAGCGCTTTCCTCGCGATATCGACTTTAAACGTGAGTTTATCGATGTAGGTACGTTTGATATTGAAACAGAATACGAAGATGGCTTTCCACATCCAAGCGAAGCTAGTCAACGTATTCTGTCTATCACTTACAAATCAAGTAAATCTAAACTCTATCACGTATGGGGCTATGGTGATTTCAATACTGAGAAATCTCTCATCCAGCCTGTGCGCTACTATCGTTGTCGTGATGAAGCAAGTCTACTCGAAAAGTTTCTTACATTCTGGGCAGACGAATCGCACTGTCCTGACGTGATCACCGGTTGGAATATTCGTTTCTTTGATGTTCCATACCTTGTAAATCGTACAGCCAAGATCCTTGGTGTAGAATCTATCAAGCGATTCTCTCCTTGGGGTATGGTTGACTATAGACAAATCACGCGCCAAGGTCGTACCGAAGATGCATATGACATCAAAGGTATTGAACAGCTTGATTATCTCGAGCTCTTCAAGAAGTTTGGTTATTCGTATGGTCCGCAAGAATCATACAAACTTAATCATATCGCGTACGTCGTTCTTGGCGATAAGAAACTATCGTTTGAAGAATCCGGCTCTCTAAAGAATCTCTACAAAGATGACTTTCAAAAATACATTGACTATAATATGAAAGACGTTGAGCTTATCGAAAGATTCGAAGATAAGATGGGATTGATTACTCTAGCTCTGACTGTTGCGTATAAGGGTGGTGTCAACTATTCCGATACGTTTGGTGTCACAGCCATATGGGAATCAATCATCTATCGTAAACTACTAAGTGAAAAGAAAGTTCCGTTCGTTACAAGACCAGACGCTGGTAAGACAAAGTTTGCTGGTGGCTATGTCAAAGAACCACAGGTCGGTGCTCATGATTGGGTAGTGTCCTTTGATTTGAATTCTCTTTATCCTAATATTATTGTGCAGTGGAACATGAGTCCTGAAACTCTGGTTGCGCAATCGGAAGTTGCAGGTGTTGACTATTACATGGAAGCTCCATCTATCGAAGTTCCGTATGCTGTCGCTGCAAATGGTTCAACATATCGCAAAGACATTGATGGTGTTATTCCACGTATCATTGAAGACTATTATGGTGATAGGCGATCTATTAAGAATATGATGCTTGCCGCAGAAACTTCTTATCAACAAGAAAAATCTATTGAGTTGGAAAAAGAAATCAATCGACTTAATAACAGGCAGATGGCTATCAAGATTCTTATGAATTCGCTTTATGGCGCTCTCGGCAATCAATACTTCAAATACTTCGACCTCCGTCTTGCCGAGGGCGTCACTCTTACTGGCCAGCTGGCGATCCAGTGGGCCGAAAGACATATGAACCAAGCAATGAACAAAGTAATGAAAACAGATAATGTTGATTATGTTATTGCAATTGACACCGATAGTTTGTATGTTAACTTTGGTCCTATGGTAGAAAAGCTCAAGCCTAAAGATCCAGTTAAGTTTCTTGATAAGATATGCCAAGAACATTTCGAGCCTAACCTTGAGCTTGCCTATGAAAATCTATTCGCTAAAATGAATTGTCACAAACAGCGTATGGAAATGGGTAGGGAGGTTATCGCCAATCGTGGTATATGGACAGCCAAGAAGCGTTATATTCTTAATGTACATAACTCTGAAGGTGTACAGTACGCACAACCAAAACTTAAGATCATGGGTATTGAAGCTATCAAGTCTTCAACGCCTGAAGTATGTCGCGATAAGTTCAAAGAAATATTCAATGTGATTATCTCTGGCACCGAGACAGATACACAAAACTTTATCCGCAAGTTTAAAGAAGAGTTCAAGTCTCTTTCACCGGAAAAGGTTGCGTTCCCTCGTTCAGTATCTAACATCAGAGATTACAGCGACAGAAAAACCGTGTACAAGAAAGGTACACCTATTCATGTCCGAGGTTCTTTGCTCTACAATAAATTAATCAAAGACAATAAACTTAGCCGCAAATACGAAGTAGTGACAAATGGTTCTCGTATATTTTTCACTTACATGAAAGTTCCTAACATCATGCAAGAAAATGTTATCGCTTTTCCAGATGTACTGCCTCAAGAATTCAAGCTAAATAACTATGTTGACTATGACAAGCAATTCAACAAAACATTCCTCGAACCTCTAACGCCAATCCTTGAAGCGGTTGGCTGGACGCCTGAGCCAGTGGCAAGCCTCGATGAATTCTTTGCATAAAATGGTGTACAAATCAGATAAAATGGAGTATAATAATACTATGACAAATTGGGTAAAAGATATTAATGATATGCATGCCAAGTACGGTGTGCATGATTGGGTTAAAGCTAACAAAGATAATGCTGAGATGATGCAAAAGTTTCTCGAGTTTCGTCTTCAATTTCTTGAAGAAGAACTCAATGAAACGCGAGCTGCAGCGATATACGATCGTAATGCTCCAGAAGTTGTTGATGGATTGATTGATCTTTGTGTGGTTGCAATTGGTACAATGGATGCATTCGGTGTAGATGCACATGAAGCATGGAATCGTGTACATGCAGCTAATATGGCTAAGGAAGTTGGCGTAAAAGAATCACGCCCAAATCCTCTAGGCCTGCCTGATCTCGTGAAACCAGCTGGTTGGAAAGCACCTGAACATTATGACAACACCGGTAATCTCACTGACGCTGTTTGACAGCATCTTTGATAACAAAACTGACAAACGCGTTGATCTACACGACTTCAACGCGTTTGAACGCGTCTTGTATAAGCTATCCAAAGAACCACGGAAAAGCAAGAAAGACGCTCCACTTATGTCACCAGCAACATACAAGCCTGATACTACACGTGCAAACGATAATGTAGTTGAGTGGTGTAACTGGTGCTGTGTTGATGTTGATGACTATGAATTTGAAGGAGTTCTATCAGATGACCTCATACGAAAATTTCCTAATTATAGGTTCGTGTGTTACAGTACTGCTAGCAGCAGTGAAGCTACGCCAAAGTTTCGTCTTGTCTTCCCACTTACGAAACCTGTTACAAATGAGAACATCAGAAATTTCTGGTATGCACTACAGGTTGAACTCGGCGACCTCGGAGACAGACAGACTAAAGATCTATCTCGGATGTATTACGTTCCTGGAGAATATGCTAACGCTAGCAATTTTATTTTTAGTGTTGACGGTTCTTTTATTGACCCAGACGAACTAATGTTTAAACATCCAATGCCAGAGAAAACTAACCTTAATAGTTTCTTTGATCGATTACCAGCGTCAATGCAAGAACAAATCGTAGAGTATCGTAAGAATAAATTAGATGCTGACTTTAACTGGACATCATATCATGACTGTCCGTTCTGGCCAAAGCGTCTAGCTACAGAATATCGTACTATCTCAAAGACTGGTTGGTATCATAAGATGTATCAAATAATGGTAGCTGTAGCTGGTCATGCTGTTGAGAAAAAATATGCTATCACCGCAGATGAGATTAGCCAGTTGTGTCGACAGTTTGATTCAGAAACTGGCAATTGGTATAAGAATCGTCCATTAGATAAGGAGGCTGACCGTGCACTCGAATACGTCTACAAAAACCTATGATATTTTTAATATGGATATGAGCTTTAGCATTGATGATATTCAGTGCAAAGATGAATGGCGCGAAAGAGCTATGGATGAAGCTAAACAGATTCATAGCAAGCCATCAACTGCTCGTGGCAGAACTCTAGATGAAATTTATGAAGCATGTCTGTATGGCCACGCCGCTGAGCAATATCTCCTTGAAACAGGATGGGAAGATGACACAAGAAAATATAAGGATGTCATTGATCCTATGGGAGACTATAACGAGATTAAAGTAACTGAACATCTTGGCAACGTTCCTTATGTGCTAGCTCGTTGTCAGACTGCAAAGCTTGAAACATGGCGCAAATATCCAGACATTGTCTATATCTTTATCAATGATAGAAAGTCTAAAGAGTATATCCATGAAGGAATTTATCTTTGGAATGGAAATAAATTCAAAAAAACGTAAGTGATTGATTTGATTAGACATAAAAATGCACTTTTTTGTTTACATTTAAAAGAAAATAGTGTATAATAGATCTATAAAATGGAAACAGAGGAGTTATCAAGATGTTCAACAAAACCCCATTATCGCATGTTCCTAATCTCATCGACGACTATCGTAAGTATGCTATTGAAGCACGCAATGATGGAGACATGGTTGATCTTTACGAAGATGATGCGGCTGGATTTCAGTCAGCTCTTGGTATGTTCCGTAATAACAAACTCGAAGAACTAAAGACGTTTGTTGATTATATGGACACTGCTCCTCGTGAAGAAATCGTTATTGCATTTGGTAAGGACCTTGGTTCTGATTGGGTGCGTAGTGTTCTTGGTTATGATGTAGAGGGTTGGGTATAATGAAAGCTATATTTTTTATGATTGTCGGTGCTGTTTGTGCTTATTTGTATATGAACCCCGGCGATATGAGTGGTGCTTCTGACATGGTTAAGTCAGGTGTAAACCAAGGTGCTCAAACAATTGTGGAGTTAACAAACTAATGAAAAAACAAGTAATTGATATTGACCGCGAGTCAGTCAAAGTTCTACAAGAATGTATTGACTTGCAAATTAAGAAAGGCCAAGACTATCAAAGCGATGAGTCTGACGTCCTTCAAGCTATGCACTATCGTCGTGGTGTAGATACTATCCATGACATTATGATTGGCAAGATGATGCGTGCTACTTCTCTTATCGAGTCTGGCAATACGCCTAATCACGAATCACTCGAAGATACTTACAAAGATCTTATTAACTATGCATCGTTTGCAGTATCCTATATGCGTGGCACTATGGACGGTCAGAAGCCTGACCGCGATATGTTTAATAAGAGAATCAAATGAAAATAAATGCTCTTGATATTGGTGGTGAAGTAGTTAAAGAAGATGATCGGTATGTTGTCAAGGATAACAAGACTCTCAATAATCTTGTGTTGAGTAGTACAGATCTTCAACCTACAAAATCTACAAGTGGCCACGCGCATGAAGGACAGGAAGAAGTCTACCACTTTATCAAAGGCTCTGGCAAAATGGAGCTTATCGACAATAGTGGCAAACACCATAACCGGTACGTGCATGCAGGTGACATCGTCTTGATTCCAGATGGATGGTTTCACCGCGTGCACGCTGGTCCGCACGGTGCTTATTTTGTTTGTGTATTTGATGGTAGGAGGACACATTGAGAGTTGGTCTAACAGCATCTACTTTTGATCTATTGCACGCTGGCCATATTGCTATGCTGCGCGAAGCTAAAACACAGTGCGGTCATTTGATCGCAGCTTTGCAGGTAGATCCTACTTTGGATAGGAAGAATAAGAATGCTCCAATCCAAAGTATCGTTGAGCGTCAAGCACAATTGGCTGCAGTAAAATATGTCGATGAAGTCATTATTTATTGTACAGAAGCCGATTTACTTGATATAATAAACATGTATGATATTGATGTTCGTATCCTCGGAGAAGAATATCGATTGAAAGATTTCACAGGTAAAGACGAATGCCGCAATCGTGGCATAGAGCTTTACTTCAACAAACGAGATCATAGATTCTCGTCATCAGATCTAAGGGAGCGCGTCTGTGCTAAAAGTAAATGACATTCGTAAACACTTTATTAAGGAACTTAAAAATGAAAACTTTTCCCGAGATAAGTCTGGAGTCAAGACTATTGAGCTTATCGGTGCTTCATTCCACGCCGACGAAGAGGCGATCTTCGGTACACCTAATGATGAGTATATTGCTGATGAGCTTGATTGGTATCGTAGTATGTCTACTAATATCAACGATATTGGAGATAGAGACGAGCCTCCAGCAGCTTGGAAATACAGTGCAAATGAACACGGAGAAATTAACAGTAATTACGGAACGTTAATTTATTCTGATAAATACTATAGACAATACGATATGGTGCTTGACGAGCTACTAACCAATATGGATAGTCGTCGTGCCACGATGGTTTATAATCGACCATCCATTTGGGCTGAGTATAATGAGAATAATAAAAACGATTTCATCTGCACTAATGCTGTTACTTATTATCTTCGCGATGGCGCAATCCACGCTGTGGTCCAAATGCGCTCAAACGACGTCGTGTTCGGATACAAGAATGACTATGCTTGGCAGCTCTTTGTTCTAGAGCAATTGGTTGCTGATTATAATCAATGCTATCTGGATACAGCTTGGGATGCAGACTATCGTAAAGAAATGACGGTTGGTAATATTACATGGCAAGTACAAAACTTGCACGTCTATGAAAGGCACTTTGATCTTGTCAAATAAATTAAACATTCAGATAGTTAATGACAAGTCTAAGTGGGATAAAAGATATTTAGCTCTGGCCAAAGAAATTTCGACTTGGTCTAAAGATCCTTCAAGCAAGATTGGTGCTGTAGCGATTGGATCTAAAGGAGAAGTTCTAGCTCAGGGCTATAACGGTTTTCCTCGAGGTATTAAAGATCTACAGGATAGATACGATGATAAAGACAGGAAATATGAGCTGGTAGTTCATGCTGAAATGAACGTGATTTACAACGCGACATATAATGGTGTATGTCTTAATGGAGCCACATTATACGTATACGGATTACCAGTATGTTCAGATTGCGCTAAAGGCGTGATTCAGGTTGGCATAAAAAAAGTTGTCATGCTAAAACAAGATGTTCCACCTAAGTGGGAAAAGTCATGGCAAAAAACTAAGGAGATGTTCAATGAAGCAGGTATTAAATGGGACTTCTGTTCCGAATCGTGAAGGTCATTACGATTACATGCTAAGAAGAATGCGAGAAGAAGATGCTAAAGAAGGTATAGATCATCGAACCCCTGAACAGAAAATTGCAGAACTTACAGAACGAATTAAACAATTAGAAATAGATATGGCTCATGTCATTGCACAAAAATAAAATATTAGTATTAGGTCACAGCCCTTCCTCGAAAGAATACTGCCCGAGGAAGGGCAATCCTTCTATCAATCGTCTCAATCGCTGGTTAGATGACTGTGGTGTTAAGATATACAGCTTTAGTAATGCGTGTGCACACCGTGCGACTTCTATCAAAATGTCAGATATTAATGAAACATATATAAAAGAAATTACTGATTCTTATAATATTATACTAACACTAGGCAATGATGTGAAACATATATTAACAAAAATGGGGATCGAGCACTACCCTCTCCCACACCCATCTCCGCTTAATCGTAAGTTTAATGACAAAAAGTTTGAAATCAGTGTAATTAGTGGTTTACAATCTTATTTAGATATGGTATAATAGTACNNTAAAACTAAAAAAGAGGATCTTTATTATGAAAAAAGTTGTGACAGCCTTAGTACTAATATCAACTCCAGCAATAGCTGAAGTGTCCTGTGATTACTCGAATAATGTTGAAACAAACTGGACACACCACATTCAAAAGACTCAAAATATTAAACGTAACGTGTTTACGTATATCGAAGACACTCGTAAGTGCATGGTAACTGCTGATGTTAAAATCAACGGTTCCATATATCCTGCGAGTGGCGAATACGTTTTTGGTCCTGATATGGCTGAGAACGATGCATGCGATCAGGCTTTGATCAAAGCAAAGAAAGAAACAATGAGTATTGTTTCAACTGAAACTCTATCTTCAAAAACTAAAAGGCAGTGTACACAGAGTGTAGCTACAGTGTTACCACAGAAAAAACCAGTAGTTCAAACTGCAGCACCTGTAAAAACCTCTGGCTATACAACGGATCCTTTCTTTAGAAAAACAGAAAGTCCAGCCACTGGTCTAAAGATAGAATTTCAAACAAATCTGAATAGCATCTTTGGAGCCTTTCTTCAATGATGAAATATATACTCGGAGCATTAACAGTAATTGCATTAAGTGGATGTACGTCTGTAGAACTTGGTGCTCAAATGTATAAGGCCTGTATTGTGAAGTCACAAGACGGGTGTCCAACAGATCGAATAAGTGAATGGATAAAGGAAGTATAGTATGAGTAAATTAATTTTAGTTCCAGCAACAGCGTTGATTCTTGGCGCATGTTCTAATACACCACCGCCTGAGACTATTATGTCGAAGCAAATGTTTGAGTATAAATCTGAGCAAGTCAAAACTCAAATTGATCATATGCCTGATTGGTATACAGACATCCCTAAAAAAGATGATGCAGTATATGCAGTAGGAACATCTGAAACACCAGACTTGCAACTAGCAATCGACATTGCTGTGCTCTCAGCTAAGACAACTCTAGCAGATCGTGTTGATAGCCGGCTACGTTCTCAGATGAAACTGTTTAAGTCTAAGCTAGGTACTACAGATTTTGATAGTAGTGTACAAACAGAGTTTGAACAAGTGACTCGTAATATTATTGCTGATGCTGATGTTGCAGGTTACACGATCAAAGAATCTAAAGTAGTGCCAAATGGTACACAGTATCGTGCATATGTTCTTCTTGAATACAGGAATGATGAAGCCAATCGAGTTATCAAGACTCGCCTGTCTGCAAACGAAAACCTGTACTCTAAGCTAAGAGCCACAGTTGCATTTAAAGAACTTGACACTGCGGTTGAAGCTCAGAAAGAAGCAGAAGCTGCTGAAGTCAATGAAGTTATTGAGCTGATGACAAGCACAGTTGAATAATACAAAATCATAAATAAACTATATTTACAAATAGACACTACTATGGTATAATAGTAGTGTAAGGAGCGAAATATGAAGACTATCATTTTACTCGGTCGTGGTACCGAGGGTTGCGGCGTTACACAGTGCGCAATCCAAATGCAGAAAGTTACTGGAGCCACAATCCTTTCTGCCAATGACAAGAAGTGGGGAAGAGCCAAAGGTCTCGATATCGAACAGACTGAACTATCAGTCGGTACCGAATGGGAGCAAATGGCTAAGGTTATCAATCTACATGATCTGTGTATCGTGTATTCTGTACCATCTAAATCTCATCCACAAGATTGTCAAGACAATTTTCCTAAACTTCTCGATGCTATCACAGTACGCAAAGCGTTTATCAATGTGGACCACAAGGCTGCATCGATTGCACGTAATGCTAACCTTGTTGAAGTATGTAAGAAGATGGACGTGATTATGACTCATAGTCTTGAGAATGATTTCTCACGATTTATGAAGAAGAACAAGATCATGGTACCTCTCAAGAAAATGTCTCTTGGCTTTGACTATGATGGTCACCGAGCTAAATACTGGAAACCAATCGAAGAAACATACGAAGAATACGTACGTTGGATTGGCCGCACAGCCATGTGGAAAGGTCCAGCTCTCATGATTGACTACCACCAAGATGCTTTGATGGAAGCTGGATTTATTACAGTCCTTGAAGGATTGGAAGCTTCTATCCAATATCCTTTGGTACTCTATCGTGATAATAAGAATGAGAATCCTATAGATCGTCGTAAGGTTGTAAATTACTTTCGGCCTGAAAAACAACACGGCGAAACAGAAAAGTTTAGAGAAGATATGTATGGCACAGAAGAAGCTGGCCAAGGCGCATATCTTTATCCACAATACACCAACCATGACTGCATGCAACGTCTAGCTAAGTCAGGTTTTGGTGCAGACTTGTATCACCTTAAAGCAGAAACCTATGGAAACAATATTGAGAACTGCCATGCAGAAATTATTGCGTGTGGTTCTATTCCTATTTTCCATAAACACTTCTGTGATAATGTCATACATAAAGTACAGGACAAACCAGTGAGCCTATGCAAAGACACTGGTACGATTGGTCTCGACTACACTAACTTTCAAGAGTGTCGAGATCTTATGATCAATCTACGATCTTCACCATCGATGAGAGATGATTGGCGGGAAATGGCGTTTGAGTTTTGGAAGCAGCATTCTGACGGAGCAGAAGTTGTTAACGAAATTGTCGAACTAGCTACTACCGATGAACACCAACCACAAGGACTCGAGGAGTTTTTCTAATGTCAACTATTTTTATTACCGGCATGGCCGGCATGATTGGCTTCCACTCAGCCAAGAAGTTCAGTGAACTAGGGTGGAACGTAACAGGCCTTGATAATTTCAATGACTATTACGACGTTAAACTAAAGCATGCTCGTGAAGCTATACTGAATGGTATAGGCATTGATGTAGTACATGCTGATATTCAAGATCCAGACGAATACGAAGAATTAATTAAGAATGCAGATGTAGTATTACACCTTGCAGCATATGCTAATCCTCGTCATTCGTTTGAAGAGCCACAACACTACATTGATACTAATATCACCGGTACTCAAAGAATCCTAGAAGTTGCTGAGCAGTACGACACACCAGTAGTCTATGCTTCAAGCTCATGTGTTATGCATGGCCAGCCGCTTCCATGGAATGAGCATGATCGTCCTGCTCACCAGAACAATGCCTATGGCTGGTCAAAGCGATCGAATGAATGCCAGTTTATGCATTCAAAACTTTCTCGATCGACTGGTCTTCGTTTCTTTACTGTCTATGGTCCGTACGGCCGGCCAGACATGGCGCTGTTTAAGTTTACAGATGCTATCCTTGAAGATAACGCACTTACAATCTACAACTTTGGCGATATGAAACGTGACTTTACTTACGTTGATGATATTGTACAAGGTGTTGTGATTGTCACAGACGACATCCTCAAGCCAGCTAAAACAAGTGATGGTGTATGCCATGAAATCTACAACATAGGTTATGGCGAACAAGTCCAGCTTATGGATTTTGTACATGAGATTGAAAAGAATCTCGACCGTAAAGGTAGATACGATATGGTGCCTGCTCATCCAGCAGATACGCCAGAAACATGGGCGGATACGACAAAGCTTGAAGCTTTAGGATATAAGCCAACAACACCTGTTTCAGAAGGCGTAAAGCAATTTGTTTCTTGGTACAAGGAGTATTACAATGTCAATTAATATCGCAATCGTAGGACATGGATATGTAGGGAAAGCTGTTGATCACGGCTTTTCCACTTCACAGGTTGATAAGCATATCATTGATCCAATCTATAACACAACACTCGATAATATTAAAGGTAAGTTTAGACTCGATGCTGCGTTTGTCTGTGTACCTACACCATTTGGTCCAGACGGAAGTATTGATTCTTCTATTGTAGAAGATGTAGTAGAGCAGTTGTCAGCTTTCACCTGTCCTATTATCATTAAGTCAACCGTTACACCCGATGTAGTTGACAGACTAAGTAAAAATTCAGATGTAGTTTACAATCCTGAATTTCTAACCGAAGCAAATCACTTAGAAGATTTTGTTAATCCTCCTATGCATATCTTTGGAGGAAACGCGATGGTAACTCGTCGTGTACAAGATCTTTATGAAAAGCACAGTCAGTGTAAGCCATGTCCAGTTATTCATATGACTGCAATGGAGGCTAGTTTTGTCAAGTACGGAATCAATTGTTTCCTTGCCACAAAGGTTTTGTGGTTCAATCAATTTAAAGATCTGATTGATGATACTGATTCAAAGTATAACGTGATTGTTAATGCTATTGGATCTGATCCACGCATTGGACATAGCCATACACAAGTTCCAGGGCCTGACGGAAAGAAAGGCTTTGGTGGAGCTTGCTTCCCTAAGGACACTAACGCATTCTCTACATATGCACGTGGTGAGTTCTCTGTTCTCGACGATGTCATTAAAGCCAATAATATATACAGAAAAGAATATGAATTGGATGACCGTGAAAAAGAACAGAAAGTAAGTTATGCCTAATTATGCAAGTATAGTACCACTTATTGGCGGTGAAACAATCGCCATGCAGAATGTATTCGGGAAACGTCCTGAGTACATTCTCTCATACCCGGGGTTTGAAGCTAATGATACGCACCTATTGGAATATTACGATAAAGAAGTTCCTTACCATGTTATTGGAGATGATGGGGTACCTGATGTACCTTCTGTTGATGTTGTCAACACCATTTGCCCTTGTGCTGGCCTGTCTAGTCTTAGCGTTACAAGTAGCAGCGACGCTGCTGCTAATGATTGGATGCGGACCTCTGCTCGCCATGTCTTGGGTACACTCAAACCTCAAGTATTCTGGGGCGAAAATGCACCAAGACTCGCTTCAAAAATGGGAGAACCGATTGTCGAAGATCTTCGACGAATTGCTGACGAATACGGATATAGCTTTACAATTTATAAAACGAAAAGCATCCTTCATGGACTCGCACAAGTAAGAGATCGTACTTTTTATTTTTTCTGGAAAGGCAAAAAAGTACCTGTCTTTGAATATATAAAAAGGGAACACGAGAAGATTGAAGACACGATTCGTTCCGTGAAACGAGATCCTAAGGATCCAATGTCAGTTCTTGCAAATTCGAGTGTTCCATCCGAAGATCCATACTATCGCTATGTCCTCGAAGAAATCGAAGGCGGAATTACTCACAGCCAATTTCAAGATAAAGTTGAAAAGAGTTATGATGTAAAACACTACATTGAAGATAGTGGTGTCACGTATGATCGTGTTTCGAAGTGGATGTCAAAGAATGGATTTGAAAAGCAGGCAACGCGTTGTTTAGAAATGTACACTAAACTAAAGAATGGTGGTAACATTATGAGGCGTGGTGTAAACATTCCAAAGAATTACATTGGAGCATTTGTAGGAGCATATCCTCTTACACTTACACATCCTGATGAAGACAGATATCTAACAATTCGCGAATGCCTATCAATCATGAAACTACCTGATGATTTTATTCTTCAAGGTGGAGTACGAAACATCAATCACATTTGTCAAAACGTTCCAGTCACTACAGCTCAAGACATGGCTGAACATGTTTTTAAGTTTGTCAATGGTTACTTAGATAACTCGATGGTTGATACAAATTTTCTCGTACAAGATAATAAAACTAGGACGCTGTCTTATAAAAAAGATAGTGTACATTTGGATGCATTTATGGTATAATAGTATCATAATCAAAGGAGTATATAATGCCGTCAATTATGGATAAACTCAAAAAGAATAGTAAAGTTAAAGAAACTTCAGTTCTTTCTGAGTCAAAGTTTTTTACAGAAAAAGATATGATTCAAACCGATGTGCCTATGATCAACGTAGCACTATCTGGTTCTGTAGATGGAGGTTTAGCACCGGGTCTCACTGTGCTAGCCGGTCCATCCAAACACTTTAAGACATCATTTGGTCTTATCATGGCCTCAGCTTATTTGAAAAAATATCCTGATGCTGTCCTTCTCTTCTATGATTCAGAGTTTGGCTCGCCTCAAAGTTATTTCAAGCAATTTGAAATTGACACTGATCGTGTACTACACACTCCGATTACAAACGTAGAAGAACTCAAGTTTGACATCATTGGCCAGATGGAAGGTCTGGATCGTGATGATAAAGTCGTTATTGTAATTGACTCAGTCGGCAACCTAGCATCGAAGAAAGAATTGGAAGATGCCATTAATGAAAAGTCTGTTGCCGACATGTCACGAGCTAAAGCTCTCAAGGGTTTGTTCCGTATGTGTACACCGTACCTTAATATGAAAAACATTCCATTGATTGCTGTCAATCATACATATCAAGAAATTGGTTTGTTCCCTAAAGCAATTGTTTCCGGTGGTACTGGTATCTATTACTCAGCCGACAATATCTGGATTATTGGTCGTCGGCAGAATAAGAAAGGTACAGAAGTAACCGGTTATGATTTTGTAGTGAATGTAGAGAAATCACGCTATGTTAAAGAAAAGTCCAAAATTCCTATCTCGGTTTCTTGGGAAGGTGGAGTACAAAAGTATTCGGGTCTGCTTGATATTGCTATGCAAGGTCAATATGTCGCTAAGCCATCTAATGGTTGGTATTCGCGTGTTGACCGAGAAACTGGCGAACTATTCGAGTCAAAAGTACGAGAAGCAGCAACTCTAGAAGAAGATTTCTGGAAGCCAATCTTTGCTGAAACAGACTTTAGCGATTTTCTCAAGCAAGCATATCAGATCGGTGGAAACGCTTCACTGGAGGATATTGAAGATGCAAGAGAATAAAGACTATACGTTTATTCACCATGATGAACATCCAGATGCATGGGCAATCAGACTTGAAAACAAATATCCAGAGACAATAATTGTCTTTGGAGAAGTTGCATATGATGATAAACAAGAAGCTATCACTTATGATTTTCAAATTGTAGAATCACCGGACAAAGATCTCTCAGTACAAGATGTAGAGTTGCAACAACATGTTGGAGATATATTATCTTCAGTCATTAGTGTTGGACTAGAAGAAGGTTTTGTACAAGCAACGGATAGAGAAACTGGAGAGACTATTACATGAATTTAAGAATTGAGCAAACAATTCTACGAAAACTTCTTACAGATGAAAAATATATGCGAAAGGTTTTGCCTTTCATAAAACCAGAATACTTTGAAGGTCCCTATCGTACACTCTTCAAAGAAGCTGGTAAATACGTTGCAAAATATAATTCACTGCCAGCTCGCGAAGCATTCCTCGTAGAATTGAATGAACACTCGAATCTCAGTAGTGAACAGTTTACTACAGCAGTTGATATTGCTAGTACACTGTTTGACGGAGATGAGGTAGACGAATCTTGGTTACTTGAGAACACTGAGAAGTGGTGCCAAGATCGTGCTATCTACAACGCGGTCATGGAATCGATTACGATTATTGACGGCAAGCATGACACGTTGACAAAGAATGCACTTCCGGAGCTATTGACTAAAGCTCTGGGAGTTGCGTTTGATACCAACGTTGGTCATGATTATATCGAAAACGTAGAGGAACGCTATGAATTCTACCACACAGAAGAAGATCGCATTCCATTCGATCTCGAATACTTTAACAAGATCACAAAGGGTGGAGTCCCGACAAAGACTCTTAATATCGCTCTCGCTGGTACTGGCGTTGGTAAATCTCTGTTTATGTGTCATGTTGGTGCTTCAGCTCTGGTAGAAGGAAAGAATGTCCTCTATATTACAATGGAAATGGCAGAAGAAAGAATTGCTGAACGTATTGATGCCAATCTACTTAACGTTCCAATTGACCAGCTTGAAACAATGTCAAAGGATATGTTCACAACAAAGGTTGCCGATCTTGCTCGTAAGACGACCGGCAGACTTATTGTAAAAGAATATCCTACTGGCTCTGCACACTCTGGTCATTTTCGTGCTTTGCTTAACGAGCTAAAACTTAAAAAGCAATTCATACCTGATATTATTTTTATTGACTATCTCAACATCTGTGCTTCATCAAGAATGAAAGCTATGGGAGGATCTATCAATTCATACACTTACATTAAAGCAATTGCTGAAGAGCTACGTGGCCTTGCGGTCGAGTTCGAAGTACCGATCTTCTCTGCAACGCAAACGACTCGTTCTGGTTAT